ACCTGCATGTCCATCTCGTATGGAACGCGTTCCATATAAACGAGACCCTTGATGTTGGTTAGCAAGAACCAAGCATAAGGAGACGTCAAGAAGTCCATGACCATATAACCTTCAGGCAAGCCGCCTGCGGTTGTCTGGATGGCATTAACGTCGTTGTCAGCAGTGCCAGGGCGTAGTTCTGTCTTTGTAAGACGGATAGCAACAGGCTCAAGAGCAGGCGGAACAATCAGCTTGCGGCCACGAGCAAACATCTTCAGGCCAGCGATGTCGCGGAAGTTCGTGCGGATGCTGATCATAGCATTCAACAGCGAAGATTCGTTAAGATCGACTTGGACTGTCGGCGTGTTAGGAATAACCTGACCGTCAATAGGATGGTTCAACGAGCAGAGTGCCTGACCGTCGCCACCGACTGACGCGTTATACGTCTGAGCCGTGTTGAAGATGTTCGCGCCGTAGATTTCCTTGGTCTGACCGAAAGACTCGATAAGGCCGAGGTTCGTAGGAGCAAACTGTGTCTTATACAGGTTGTCATCAATCGCCTTACGGGTAATTGCATAGCCCAAGCCGATTTCATAATGTTCCTGATTGTAGACGTAACGCTCGCTTGCGTTGTTGTCGAAGCTGACCGCACCGCCTTCAGTCTTGATTGCTGCAAGACCGAGGTAACGCATTTCAGCTGTGCGTTCGAGAGCCATGTTTGACTTTGCACGCTCGAACACTTTGTCCCACTGAGCTGGGATCTGCGGATATTTTCCCTCAACGCCACGTAGACCTGGAAGAAGCAGGTCCCTAATGGCTGATAAATTGACTGCCATGTGAGCCTACTCCTTAAGCGATGCCGGTAACCGCAGCGTTGCCGCGCAGCCACTCGTTGTTAAAGCCGACAACTACGTAGTTGTATTGAGACGTCGGATCAGTTCCGTTAGCACCAGGCGGATCAATAACCATGTCCGTGATGATGAATGGGAACGTGTTAGTCGTTCCTACGGAGCTGAGATACATGCCAGACTGCTGGGTAAGGGTTGAACCCGTGCCAACAGAGAGCTGGGCAAGCTGACCAACTGGCGAAGAACCAAAGTTGTAAATCGTGCCAGAAATCTGGAACGCTGTGCCAGACGTCTGAACAAGAAAACGTGAGTTTGGATCATCGATGATGTATGCTTGCACATCATTCTGGGCGTCAGAACCCGGCCAATACTGGCTCCAGATTACGCGCTTTTGGCTTACTGAGAGATACTCACAGCCCCAGAAAATGCCTGCACCAACGGTAGAACCCGCAGTTGCCTGCGTGATATAGCCAGTGGCTGGGCCTGTTACTGGAACGACAGCATCGCCTTTAAAGATTGCAGTTGTATTCGTAGACGCAATACGACGCGTAGAGACCCGAAAGTTCATCGGACCATTGCTCGTCGCAGTAGGTCTAAATCCGAAGGGTGCGAAGTTATTCGACAATTTCCCCTCCTCCTATTCGAAGTGAGAGTAATTTGCCACAACAGCGCGTTGGGTGAATTACAAGTGTATGGTGGAAAGCATCCCAGCGCGGGATACTAAAATTCGGAATTATCCGACGTTTGGTGGAATACCATCCAAACTTTACTCGATTTTCTAACCAGAATATCCAGCGCGGACATTCAAAATGTCAGATTACCGAAATGCAGAAATGCACTAACGGCTTTCGCCAATAAATTAGAATAATTGGCACGTTAAATTATACGAATTATAATAGGTTATGTCAACTGATTAAAAAAGGGAGGACATTACGCCTCCCTTATTACTTATTGATTATTCGTTAGGGACGGTAATCCGGTCGTAAGATTTATTAAACTTTTGGACCTCTCTGCGGCCAAGGTCATTTGATCGACCGTCGCGCATCTGATTTTCCTTAGTAATAATAGCCTCACGAGCAGCCTGACGTTCCGCAGCCCTTGCCTCATCGGTAAACACCTTTGGGCGTTCCATGAGAACAAGTCCGCCGACTTCTATCGTCTCGCCTTTCCAGCCCTTAGGCATAAGTTCTGGATGGCGGCTAAGTGGAACCTCTTCCCATCCGTTTAACTCATTTTGTCGGATGCGATCATTGTCGTCTTGGTTAAGAACGGACTTTAGTTTCCATTGATAATCAAATCCATCTGGCGGTGGTGGTGCCCAATATTTATCGCGATCAGTTCCGTTCGCTAGATCGGGGTTGCCTCGGATCGCTCGTATTCTTGCTTCTGCTCTAGCTCTAGATTGTTCAGATGTTTCTTTTGCTATAGCTGGCTTGGAAGACGAGGCATTGTCGCCATCGTTTTGAGCGGATTTAAAAGCCCTACCTTCTTTGGTTCGAAGGTCTATATTTGTTTCATTAATCATGGATTAATTCCTTGAAGTGGTCGAATAGGCATAGTAAGATCAAACATTCCAAGTTTCAGCATGATATGGAAGTTTTTGTATGAGTGATCTTACCTTTGATTATGTTACTTCTATCCTTAAATATGACCCTCAAACTGGGTATCTCATTTGGAAAAAAAGACCAATTGACCATTTTCCTGATGCTAGAGCTTTTAAAATTTGGAACACAAGGTGGGCTAACAAACCCGCTGGCAACCAAACAAAACACAAAGGCATCCAAATACGCATCAATAAGAAAAATTACATAGCGCACCGAATTGTATGGCTGCTTGCTTATGAATCTTACCCGATTGATGATATTGATCATATTGATAACAATCCAAATAATAACCGTTTGTCCAATCTTAGATTAGCTTCAAAATCTGAAAACCAATGGAATACTCGAAAACATAAGAATAACACCTCTGGTTTTAAAGGCGTTTACTTTGATAGACGTAGTAACCGTTGGGTATCCAAGATTATGATAAACAATAAGAATGTTTACTTAGGGTCATTTAAATCGGCCGATGATGCTCACAATGCTTATAAAAAAGCATCACTATCCATGCACGGCAGATTTAGTAATTTCACCCAAGAAGCTTCCCCTGCTTGATTAATATTTGCTTGTTCCGTGCGTAAGTCTCAATTGCCTTTTCTCGGGACAATTCAGGCTCCATAAGAAGAGCAACGTCAACTTCCTGTGGCGATAGCGTCATTGTATTGGAGCTGCCGCTGCTTCGCGGGGAGGCATAACTAGCATTAGAAGTAACGGGTGCAGACGCCATTGCCTTCCTAGAGGGAGAGGACTGAGCAACTACTGGTTGATGTTCATAACTGTTTTCTCGGCTGGTGAGACCAAGACGAGATTCAATATACTGGAAGTAATCGTCCGATTCTGGGACAATACCATCCTCGATTGCATCTTGGTGGGCTCGTGTAAGCCTTGGAATTTTGTTTACCGCATCAGGGTGTGACCGAAGCCAAGACGCGCTTCTAGGACCCAGTTTCGAAGCATACATTTCAACAGGGTCTTGAGGTATTTGAGGTTCAAAACTAGGAACCTGCGGAGCATAAACAGAACCTTCAGTGGTATCCTGTAATGTTTCCTCAAGTCTTTGTCTTCCGTTCTGAAGCTGAAGCAAGTGACTTTCAGCCTGTGCAATCGCACGTTGGGCGCGAGCTGCTGCAACATGATTATTAACTGCCATAGCATCAGCGTAATCACGCTCTGCATTGGCCGCCGCTTGCTCTGTGGCGTCAATCGCATTCAAGATAATCTTTAGATTTGAATCTTGAACCTCGTGTTGCGCGTAGCCAATTTGTTGCGCTTGCTGGTGGGCATAATACTCTGCCTGCTTACGTGCTTCCCGTTCTGCTTCCGCAATACGTTTCTGATGTTCATATTGGGATTTAAGCTCCTTTAGGGCTCTTTCCCTTTCATCTACAGATTGCGTTTTTTTATCGGCAGAAACTTCTTCTATCTTAGCAGAAGGCTCGTCAATCTTAGCCTTGCTTTCATTAAGATCTACTTCAACAATAGGATCTTCTGGTAAGGTTACCTTTACCGGCTTTTCTTCTTTAATATCTTCCATTGGGAGCGTCCCTTAGTAAATTGCATCCGGCGTGGATATTCTCATGCGAATATGAATGTCATTAACCACTCGACATGCGACTGCATCTTTTGAAGCTAAATTTGCTGATGAATTGAGAGTTACAGCCCATCCGTCACTAGGTCTGAAAACAACCCAATCACCTTCAGAAATATCTCTGAATTTATTTCCTTCATCATCCGTATAAGCTGTTGGGCCTAACTTTAAGATAAGTCCGGCCTTTCCCTGCCAACGGTCTTCTTCTCTTGTTGAATCAGCGAGGATAATCCCCGACTTTGTCTTTTGAGGTCTGATGTAAAGAGCAACTAAAACATCCGAACCAAAAACTTCTACACCATCTAAACTACCGACTTTGTTAAGAATTTCCGTGCGTGGATCTTCTTCATGGAGCATCAATGCAGCGGGCATTGTTTTTACCTTTCTGGTTTATCTTCCAATCCGATTGCGTTTCGGTTGGCTTCTTTGGCAAGATCGAGAGCTTCTCGAACGCCGTGAATACGACCGACACGATACCGATAATCGGCATAGTCAGTCGCCCGACCGCTTATTAGTTCAGCAGCTAGCTTCTCTAATAAAAGGCCGTATTCTTCTTCAATTAATTGATAGAGTCGTAGGTCAAGATTCAGTTGACGCGTCTCCCCTGTCGAGATAATTTCATCTCGCCAAGCAGTTCATTATTAGAAAACAGGGTGAGCGGTTTGGTTACTTCTGCAAGGAAGTGAAAGTCCCCAGTAGCGATACACTGCTGGGGACTTTATTTTTTAGTAGACGTCTCTACTTTTAATCGGCTTCGCTCCGTAGGCATCGCCTTTCTGCATACGGCCAAATCCTGTGCCAGCACCAAAATCCATCTTTAGATAACCCTCAGACGTATGCTTTGGTTTTTTATAAGGCACTTGTATTCCTGCCTTTACTGTCCCGCCGTCTTTGCGTGGGATCGGAGGGCCACCTTGCGGCATACCAGCAGCGATTGCAGGTAATGCACCACCCATTGGAGGTGCCATTGGAGGACCACCAGCAAGATTAGGAGGAAGCTGCGGTCCAGCACCCATAGGAGGAGCAGAAGGTGGTGCCATAGAGGGTGGAGATCCAGCCATCATTGGAGGAGGAAATGCACCCTGTTGGCCAGCATCACTGCCTTTTGGGGCTCCAATAATAATATTAACGGTTGTTTTACCGCCGCCCTTTTTGCTGGATTTACCGTGCTCGCCCATGCCTAACATGCCGCCGTCAGCACGCTTTGCACGACCACCGCGTTTCATTGCATACTCACCATCGCCAAGATTTCCCTTGCGATAATCAGCAGAAGTTGGAGCGCGAAGCATGTTACCTAATGCATTTCTGTCAGCAGAAGGCACTCCAGAACCCATAGGAGGGGAGCGGCGGTTGGGGGTTGGCATTGAACGCAATTCTTTTAGACGCTGTGCTGACCGCATAGCCTCTTCTGGAGACGGCAATCCACCGTCAGCGTATTTTTTGCGAGCCATGCCGCCGCGAGACTTACCCGTCAGAGCATCTTCTTTAACCATCTTTTTAACAAGAGCACGATCTTCTCTCTCGTCTGGATGCTCTTCTACCTTCCCGCCTTTTTTACGTGCTACAATAGATGGTTGCATACGGTTGGCGATTGCAGATGCCTGCATTGGCGTGGGGACAGGACGAGCTGCCATAGCCGGAGCCATCGAAGGCATCCCCATAGGCCCACCCATTTGTTTACCTTTGCGAGGAGCCTTATCTAATCTTTTTAAAGATTCTGCTCCGTGGACACGCCCACCCTTTTTACGCATGATGCGTGGGGCTGTATCTTTGGAAAGCTCTGGCTCCTTATCAATAGGCTTAAGACCACGCTGCTCATTAGTATTCAGAGCGTCAAATCCAGCCCAGTTTTTAGCTTTTTTGCCGACTTCATCTTCCTTGCCGTACAATTTAAGCTTTTTCTCGTGAGAAGCCTTGGCTTCTTCTTTATACTCATGTGCCATATCGATGATTCCTATAGGATTAAGGCACCTAATGAAGCGTTCTTTAGGATTTTTATACCCTTGGTGGCCAACCAAAAGCGTTAAAGCCGCCCTAGCGCA